CTCAGCCACCACCCAGAGCAATAGCTCCATTGCATGACTACTAGTCATACAGATTTATAGTCATAGAGTAGGCGGCATAAAGCCGGACTATACTATGACTCTTGGTTTAAATCTGTATTCCTGTACAGAAGATCGTTAAGACTTCCGTACGCTAGCATGTCAGCTAAGGAGTCCTGAAGCTCATTAGGGTAGATCTCGATCTCCCTCGGTAGGATTTGATCCATCATACGATGGTCAATTAGAAACGGACGATTCTGACAAATGAGTTTATCAATTGTCTGAATTACGTCTGAATCTAACCCTACTGAGAGCATATCGATGATATACCCGAGCATCAGTGTTCTGGGGCTCCCATAGAAGGCGAGTTCTCGCCTTCCGACGGTCGATGTATTCTGAGACAACCCTAGGGTTGCATTCAGAGTATGCTCTGGACATGAAGTCCAAGAGCGCATCGAATCCGTCTCTCTCCGATCTACGAGTTTGGTTCGATAAGTTCCAAACTCGGACCTCGTTCCTATGTAAGCCATGATGCCATCTTTGTATAAGATGGCGTTCATCGCTTCCAACAAAGGACGAGAGACCGGAGAACCCAGCGTCGTTTCGACCCACAATCCTGAGGTACTTTCGTACCGAAATAGGAAGTTGGTCATCGGCTGTTCTTGATGCATACCAGAATCCTTTATTAAAGAGATTATTGGATGTGTCTACTACAGCCTGACATGACGCCGGGCTGTCAGCAACTAGTGTTTTCGGTTTGGATGGGGTAATGTCATAGCCCCTAAATCCGTCCGTTCCGCATGACTCTCTAAAGTGTCCGTGAATATAGCTTTTGGCTACGTTCACTTTCAACTGAAGAAGAGTCATTGCGCGCACTAGTCGCTCATACCCGTATGTCGGCAAAATAATATCATCGCCGAACACACGAACCTTGGTCCGAAGTTCTCGGATCCGAGCCCATGTGACACGTTCATTGCCTAGGGTAGAACCTATGGCAATGCACAACATCACTAAGCTCATCACCGGGAACGTCGTGGCAGTCCCTTGCGAGGCAAACTTCCGTAATGACAGGAAGTTCGGAACAGTAGAGACTTCGTCTCTAATGTACCTCGTACGTGCGGCGTGCAGAGCTTTTAATAAGGAAGAATTCTTCCTCATTATACGCTCCACGGTCCAACACGTAAGTCGGTCGCTTGCATCTGACAAATCAACAGTAGCAAGCTCCCTATTAAGGGATGCCTCCAGAACCATATCTCCTGATTTCTGTTGATTCTTAAAGTCAATGAAATCCCCATGAAAATGGGAATTACACTGCACGAATAAGAATCTTAACAGCAGTTGTTGACACCACTGATGTGATGTTGGCTCCGCTGCAATAAGCCTTGGACCTTTTGCGGTCTTTGGCACACAGATCAGGCGAGATGCCACTTCGTGTGAAGATGGCATCCCCGCATCGGACCCTATGGTTTTTCCACAGAGTTCGAACGGGAAGGTATTCTGGAGTTTGTGCGGCCAGTTTGGGAAACATGATTTCTCATGTTGCTTAAGCCGTTCCGCAACTGCCCCAGGGCCATGCTTGAAGCCTGTACCCAAGCCCCTTTCGTGAAGCCATTCGCTAAAAGCGAGCGGATCGAAAGGTTCGAAGGTACTGAAAACAAGATCTGCAACTTGCTGGATCTTGTTGAGGAGACGTATGTCGTCGATTCTGACTCTACGATCTTCATCTCTGTATCTTTTATGATACAAAGAATTAGCATCAAAGAAGTCTGAATAGTGATGATCCACTGCCTGTACAAGATGCACAGACATATGATCATTAGACATACGCCGAGCCTCGCTCGTTGTAGCCTCGTTCTCACTTTCTTCTACTCTGACCGATATCTCTTCGGAAATAGTATGAAGAATGCGATCACGATGAAACAGATCGCCAGTGTTATCACAGCGATCTCCGGCAGATAATTGTCGTGCGCAAGCACTACAATCTTCTGGTTCGGATCGAGTGAGGTGAAGTTCGTCGCAGGCCCAGTTGAAACTGGGCTTACGGAGACTTCGTTCGATGTCATGGTATTCTCCTACTTTCGCTTGGATGCGATCGTCAGAGCATACCACCTCAATTCTTTTTCCGATAACTAAAAGTTGTCGAAGAAAGAGTAAGGCATTGACATCTACCTCATGCTTCAAACTGGAGTCTCTCTCAAACACGCGCAGCCAAAGTCCCGAGAATAATCTCGGCACCTTGGTCACAGAGGACACGGCCTTTGATAAAGGCCCCTCTAGTGATAGGCGCCCATCTTCAAGTGCTCTAAGTAATAGAGACTCAAGATGAGGGAGGTCAAGGGTAAACAACCCAAGACCTCTAGTTCGAGAGTAAAGGGTGAGTCGAACCAAATCTTTGGCCAACTTTTCCTTTAGCTCCGGGTATGTCAAAGAGACATCAGTAATGATGCCCTTCGAGACATGGAGTAGAGCATTTACTTGGCTTTTCATTTGTGCTCCTTATTAAGGAGGTGCAAATCCAAGCCACAGCTCTGTTGATCGTGCTTCGAGTTACTTGCGTAATGATCCCCCCCTCGTAAGAGGTGGTTTTCATTACGACTCGAAGTTCATCAGTTTGTCGATATTCCCTGAGGTCAAGACCCCAAGGATACCGAGCGCAGCATTACGAGGGTCAACGAGGGTATCACCCCGCTGATTCTCGATAACCGTATAACACTTCCTAACAGTAGAAAGTGTCGCCGGAGCAACAGGAAACACAGTCCACACAAGTTCCATGTTGTGACGATCAATCGTCACCCCACGTTTCTTGTCAGTGTACGATGAATTCCTGATGTTGACGCGATATTCCTCAGTCGCGGTACGAAGAAGGTACTCAGAAGAGTACTTATCTTGGTTAATGCGAGTAAGGTTTTTCGCCACTGCGTTGATGGTAACGACCAACGGATCTGCGAACATGGTACTACTCCTAATCTAGCTTGGCGGGATTGCCAAACTTATACATGGCAAACGCCTTAGCCGCTAACCACGATAGGGAGATTTCCCTTTCATGATAAGCAGCGAAGCTAGAATGCCCATTTGACCTGCATCAAGTAGAGGCAGGTGAGCATCTAGAGTGGCGGACGCCGGATAGCGTTCTTTCCTCTCTTTGACAACTTTCGCGACACTCATGTCACGAACGTTATCAGTGAGAGGTCCGATCCGACTATTCGTCGTAGTTGACCGCATTAGAGTTACACTCTGTACGGTTACTGGGACAATATTTCGGGTCTGCATAAGCAGGTCCCCGATATTAGTGTACCAGTCTATGAGCCAAGACCAGGGCATTCCCTCCCATAAACCAGAGAGGGAAAGCTCCACTCCGAAAACGGAGCGCTTAGCCATAGCCAACATTTCACGTTGACTGAACTTCTTAAAGTCCTGTGTAGGTAGATACCTAACATGACCGCGGATAGTTCGCTGCCCAACACTGTCGATGGTTCCAGATAGGAAACATCCCGACGACTGCATGGTCTGGTTGACCGCAGTTGCCGCAGTAGTGAGCTCGTCAAGCGTGACCGTCTTCCTGTAGCCGCCGGTATCGCGCAGCTTTTGTAACTGGTCGAGACGTTTATGAACGTTCTCGGCCCAGTTCAAAGTTCGCTTAATGTCCTTCACTAAGGGTTTGATCCCAAATTGAAGGCGCAGATATTCGTTTGCAACCATTTTGACTAGGGTATTAGCCCTAATCATAAGGACGCGAGGAATATCACCGGCCTCCAGAACATTTTGCACAACATCCACATAAGGATGATTAGGTGTTGTTCTGGCTATAGCCGCAGCCGCATATGCAGCTGACGACTGTTCTCCAGGATAGGAAGTGATGAGAGGAAAGAGCGGTCTACCACTGAAAGTGCATGAATCAGCCACATAATCCCTAAAATCAGCAGTGAAGAAATCATTGCGAAATTGGGGCTTAGTGTTGATCACGCCTCCAGTAAGGTAGTCCTTGTCGACCTGAAAAGCGAGATTATCGCCGAGCCCCCTCCCGGGGGAATCGACGCATGTCCCATTTTCAAAACCGACTTGATTCAATCCAAACGTAGAACCGAATCTTTTCCAAGTGCCGTTAACTCGGCCCTTTGAATATGATCTTGTTCTAGTCATCACTAACACTCCAGATAGAGGAAAGGCCTAGTCCTATGGATACTTACCATAGGGTTCGACCTGTGAGGAGGGAGAGATCCCTCC